CCTGATTTGCGTTTTGCATTTCCTGTTGCTTCATCATTGCCTCTTCCTTTGCTTTTTTGATTTTCTTGACAGCTTCACCAAGATCCTTCAGGTCTACGTCTTCTGGTATCCACTCGCCTTGGAACAAAATGCGAAGCAGTAATTCTGTCGTAATCTGTCCCTTTTCCTCCAGATCACTTAGCACGCTTACATCTTGGCCAAGCAAGCGGTAGAAGTCAAAGTCCCTATCGACTACAACCTTAGGCGGTTCAATGCCTCTGTATTCTGCGGCCATTCTAAAGGCTTCGTTCAAGCCTGACTCAAGCTCCATCGCGGCAACTGCCAGCACACAATTAGCTTGCTGATGGTCGATGCGTTTTGCATCAGCACTTTCTGCGACAAATTTTTGGCCCAGCAGCTTAGTAACGCCAAGATGCGAGATTTCGTTTTCCAGGCGATCCAGTAATTCTGATTGCGCTGTAAAGGAACCCGCGTCACATTCAACCCAGTACGCTTTAGAGCCAATGTTCATTTTAATGGCGTAGTTCTGGCCCGTAACACCTTCCGCGCCATCGTAATCCTCAAGCACTAGCAAGCCGATGGCAGCAATATGCAGCGAATGCAGTAAGTCGGCCAGCCGCCTGTAATGCGCAATGTTAAGGTGCGCCACATCAGACAGCGGCGGAGAAGCACACAAATAACCTTCTTTTTCTGTGTATATGTTTACAAGTGGAATGTAGTCAAGCAAAAACTCTCCAACTTCGCCAGCGCTTTCGTTTGCTTTGATTACTTCGTAGGCTCCTGGTACGATGACGCGAGCGATAGCGACATACTTCTCTCCATACCTGCCATCGTTTTCCTTGCGTTCCTCTTGATAGCGAAACATATCTAGCTTTGCGCCGGGGCTGTCACTTTCTCGCCGGCTGCCTAAATACTGCCACGGATCAACCGGCACAAAATAGGGACGTAGCGGATCAATTTCATCCACGCCAGATACTGCAACCCGTCTTTCTGCGTCAACAATTATGGACGACATACCATAAGTCAACGCAACCTCTAATCGTTTTTTAGCAAACTGATCCAAGGAAGCGCCGTCACCATCAACATCCTTCCTAAACTTTTCCTCCCAGTATGGGTCGCCACCCTCCAGCCTGATACGCCTGCGAAGCACCATGCCGGCAGCATTGCTAATCAGCCGTTTAACAAATGGCGCCAAAACAGATAAATTAACGCGAGCCTCCCACGGGTCGTAACTACCATCTGCCGAATTTTCCCTAGGTTCACGCGGCAAGTAAACTTCAGCGTTTGCGTGTAAATACTCGGTGCCCATAGTGACGGCACGCATGATCTCCCATTTTTGGCGCATCTGCACTACTGTACTGTCCATAAAAAATGGACCTTCTTTGTCTACATAATTTGGAAGTGATATTAGTGCCCTTGCAGTGTTCATCGCGGCAATGCGTTTGCCCCTAGCCTAGCCTGCCGGCGCCAGAAAGCATGAGCTACAGTCAGCAAGCAAGATCGAGCCGGCGTGACCGTAGCAACCGCCCCAACAGGATTACGCCGAAGCGGTGATTTCCTGGCCGGCAGGAATCAACTGTCTTTGCGGCCAATGCAGGGGCAGATTTTCAACGATCGGCGCCGCTTCCGTGTTGTTCTCGCTGGCCGGAGAGGGGGAAAGACGGTACTTGGTGGCGTTGAACTACTGCGCGGCGCAGCAGAGCGGAAAGGGGTCTACTATTACGTTGCCCCAACTTATCGAATGGCAAAAGATATTGCGTGGGATACCTACAAGACTATCATTCCAGAGCGTTGGATAAGAAAAAAAAATGAATCCAATTTGCGCATTGACCTAATTAACGGTTCTGTTATTTATCTCAAGGGATCGGAAGACCCAGACGCATTGCGCGGGCCGGCATTAACAGGCGTTGTGCTTGACGAGTGCGCGTTTCAGCAAGAATACACATGGCGTTCTGTTATTCGCCCTGCACTGTCGGACCGTGGCGGTTGGGCGCTATTCACTACCACGCCATCACCAGAAGGCACTGCCGGATGGTTCTATGAGCTAATTCTATTACTTAAAGATGCCGACCTTGCCGATCCTGGGCTTGATCGACTCGACCCGCAGCAGTGGACGCTTTATGAGTACACTTCTTTGCAAGGCGGCAACATTCCTATCGCTGAAATCGAGGAAGCGAAAAAAACACTTGCTCCAGAAGTGTTCGAGCGTGAATATGAAGCGCAGATTCTGTCTAACACGGGATTAGTCGTGTCTTGTTTTTCAATGCTTAACATTGATTCAACTATCGAAGACGATGAAGAGTTGCCGCTCTATGTGGGCATGGACTTCAATAATGATCCGCTGACTGCTATTTGCGCTAACATTATCAAAGTAAACGGCAGGGCTGTGGAACTGCGCGTGTTTAATGAGCTTAACTTAAAAGGCGCTACAACGTGGGACATGGCTGAAGTGCTAATTGATCTTTATGGCGAAAATCGTCGCATTATTGCTTGCCCAGATCCGACCGGCAAACGCAAGCAGACTTCAGGTGTCGGCGTAAGCGATCACCAGATTCTGCGCAAAGCTGGCATCACTGTGTACGCTCCAGAAGTACCGTACAATACTGCTGATGGCATTCGCGCAGCCAATGCAGCATTGCGCACTGCTGACGGAGAAGTGCATACCAAAATCCACCCGCGCTGCCGTGAGTTAATTAAATCATTCCGCACGCTTGGCTACGCTGAAGGTACTAGAATGCCAAACAAGAAACTTGGCGTCGATCATGCGTTCGATGCGTTCAAGTATTTGTGCCTGGGTAAGTTCAACCTAGCAAAAGGAGAGTCTGGCGTAATCACGAATCACAGAATCTACTAATTGTCTATATTTTGTCATTTTCTGTCGATTCTACTGGCGGCAGTCGAGCGACCGACCCTCGCCTCGGCCAGGAAAACCGCCAGCCTTCGACTTCCCGCTCAGGCGGTTGTATCGTATGCCATAATTTCTTGCAGCATTCACAACGGCGCCGCCTTACGCGGCTGCCGCATACCATGTGGCGCGTTTCGACAACAGTTACGTCAAGCGAGCCGCAGCCGGGATCGGGGCACTTGATTCTATTGTTACGACCTCCCATTAGCGAGCTGTCCCATTGAGGCGATCCTCTACTAGCTTGGCGTAGCCGGCAATGTCATGCCAGCTATCAGCGTAATTCGGGTCGCCGCAAACAATTCGCCCAATTTTATGGCAGATCATGTCTAATGCCTCCTGCTGATCCGCCTCCAGCGCATAGGGGGATCCAAGATAGCGCCTGATGGTTGCCTTCAGCTCCTGCGTTATCGCAGCGTGATGCACGAAGCTGCCATAGCGGCTGCCGCGTTCCTGGAGCGTTTCTTCAAGATTTGCCATGGCTCTATCCTTTCGATGGGGTGACGATTACATTGTTATTGTACCTGCCAGTAGTGGCATAGCATTGCTTAGGGATCGCATCCATCCGCGAAAACTTCATTTGACCGATTTTAAGCCCTGGCCAAATGCCAATCTTGTGAAGCTGGCGCACATTCTTAAGTTCAAGCGTAAGGCGTGAGCCGTGCCAGCCGGGATCAGCGAACCCGGCCATAAGATGCTGTAATCCTTCCCTTGCGCGAGAAGATTTAAGAATAAATTGGCCCTCCAAGTCTTGAGGAATGTTAAAAATTGGCTCAGCTTCAGCCAGGAAAAACTGTCCCGGCACGATCGGGTAAGGATTTTCCTGTGTGTACTCAGCAATCGAAAGCGGCACCATTTCCGGGCTTTCGGCTGATTCGACCATAATGTTACTGCCAAGGCGCAAATCTAGCGACGCTGGATTTAGCAGCTCTGGATCAAATGGAGTTACCATGCCAGCCATGCAGCGTTCGTGAATTTGCCAGTCAGCAAGGGTGCTCATGGTGCGTTTGTAGTTGCCGGTTGCATCCTAGCACATTTGCCGGCAGGGGTATGGTAGGATGGCGCAGCTTCTCGCAGTCACCCCCATGCCAGCATCGGAAAGGTCAAGAATCAGAAGACTAAAGGAAAGTCAGTCTTGGCTGGATTATCATGGACCGGCGGCAGTTGAGCAAGTAGTGATTAGCTGCCCGCGTGTTTGCCCTAAATTCATAAGAGAACATGCTATGAAAATGAGGGCAATACATGACTTTCCCGCCGAGATCAAAAGGTTTGACGAATTTAATTGGTGCCTTAAATCCTGATCGCCATGGAACGCCCACGCGACTACACGATGGTTAAGCATGACGGCCAACCCGGCTGGAAGCTGCCATATTCGTACAAGCTGCTGCCTTCTGGCGGTCGCGTGGTCGTCGTGGACCCTGAAGGCATTACGCGACTTGTTAGCCGGAAGGCATTGACACTGCATTGAGCGTGCTATGATTGACAGGCAATCAGCCAACG